TCGACCTACTGGCACTTCACAATGAGGCATGCGTGCTTCATGCTGAAGAGTCAGGCTTGTTCGAGCACTTTTTTCATTGCTCGTGCCATTTGGCCTGCGGCTGGCCGTCCGAGGATACCGGCTTTCACGGCCCGCCCCATTGCTCCCTTGAATGCAGCTGCGTGTTTTGGAGAGGATGACGGGGTAAATACTTCAACTGAATGTTCGGTAATTTCATCAGCTTTTGAAGCCTTTGATGGTTTCAGTGCCGAGAATGGGATTTCAACGGCAAATTCGTTCGCTGCTTGTGGTTTTTGTACTGGAACTTTTTTCCTTTGAGACGGAGCCCTCAAGACAAAGCTTCTGTCTTTATATACAGGTTCCAAATTGCTCACGTCGTTCAGGTCGACAAAATTCCCATATTCGTGTTCATAGACTACAGCATGGCAAGGCGTACCGTTTTTTGCCAGTTTGTCGACGATTAGAGCTGTAGTCTTGTAGAACGCGGCTATATGGACGGGATGTGGAAATGCAGATTGATTTTCGACATCGATCGCACAATTCGACAACCGGCATCCGATCGAGCTTCCGGCGATGCCCTCTATGGCATGTTCCAACGTACCGTTGATTTTGACGGTTTTCTTTGCATTTTCCCATTCCACGTCCCACCAGAAGGCGCACGGATTTTCATCTGGCCCATAATAGATGCGCTTAGTTTTCCTACTCATGAGGATGTTCCCTTAGGCTGGCAACCATCGACACAAATTCCCTCTTCGCTTCCAGTGCCAGTTTGAAATGCGATGAAGGCAATGGGTAATTTTTCCAATCTTCCCCGAACAAATGAGTCCAATATGACTGGAACGAGAGGATGTCTCCCAGCATATTGCTAACGCTGCGCTGCCATTGCTCCACTGCAGTGTTGCAATCGGTGCATGGTTCTTGATAGGGAAATATTTCCTCTTCTTCTCTTTCTTCAATTTTCGTTTGGAGATTGTTTTTATTATTGCGAGCTATTTTTCGTGCTTCTTCTACAGTTAGCGATGGTGTTTCATCAACAATTTTAAATCTGTCAGGATGAGCTATGAGAGACTGAGCTATTCCAAACGAAATATTTCGACGTCGAAAAGATTCTGGCCAAGCTCTGGCAACTGCTCTTCTGATTTGGAGAGTTGTGACAGACATGCCAATTTCATTGGCAAATTTATGAAGTGTTCGCTCTCCGTATTTTGGCTCTAAACGATTTGCAAGATCGCCAAGCTGCCATTGTTTATCAGAGATATCGAGCATAATTTTTTTGGCCTCTACGACCGCTTCATCATAAGGCACTATGTAGTTTTCAAGTGGTTTCATAAGCTGCAGCATGGCATCCTCTCATTTCTTTGTTTCTTCCAAGTTCTTGATCCGCCTGATTGCGGCTTGGCGATGTTCGAGTGATACGAGGTCACGCGAGGCTTGTTGCTTATCCATTTGTTCTTTGCGTTGGAAGGCCTTTCGTTCCTCACGCCTGGCGTCTGCTACTTCTCGTCTGGCTCTCATTTCGATTTTCAGCTTAATTTGATTATCGACATAATCATCAAGTGGCAGACCTGCTTTTGCAGCTTTCATCTGCATTTTTTTAAGGCGTCCTATCTGGCAATTTGTCTTATCACTCATTTTGCTGCCAACTCAATTCTGGCATTTCGCAATGGGGCAGTTTCCAGCCCCATGCCGAAAGGTCATGTTGCTTTGTTGACTCGTAGCTCTTCAAAATGCTTGTCTCCAAGCTTTCCAAGCTTTTCAACGAAACTGTGGTCCTCCTTCTTCTGTTCATAAAATCGGTATTGGAGATTTTTGAGTTCTTCGTCGCTTCCATTTGCGAGCTGCTTGGCCCATTCAAAGAAGAATTTTCTATCCTTTTTCAGCCGTTTTACTTCTCCACTGAAAATGTCCAGGATATCATTGATATGACGTTCCATAAGAGTCATTTGCATGTCTCTTTTTCAATCGACGTCATAGTCATTGAGGTATCGAGGCGGCGTATTCCTCATGCCTCTGGGCTGGAACCCTCTGTGCTGTTCGCCTCGCCCCTCTCCAAAATCACTCATTCCCCTTCGGGTGTGATTTTGTCGAGTAAGGGGCTCGCCATGCCATCGACGCGGTCCACCGTGGTAGCGTGGCGGATGCGGCCTTGCATAATATGGCTCGTAGGGAGCCTCTGGGCCCAAACGGAACCCGAACGATGGCTGGGCTGTTGCCGGAACTGAGGACATCAGTCCAAGCAGGACGATTGCTGGAATTTGGTATTTCATGGCCAAGACCCCACTGGACTTACCATCCACGTGATAATCATGATTGGGGTTGCCCATAAAATGGTGAATACTATTGCTCCCCATATGGAGCATGGATCGTTAATCATTGCATACCTCGTTTTCGGTCCAATTGTCGCCAAGCACTTCATCGTGATCGAGTTGTCGTTCATGGTGACAGCGAGGCTCGGCTGGAGCTATGATTTGCGGTGGCACGATGATCGTTGGCGGTGGTGTCTGTTCACGATATTCCCGGTCGCGGAACTGGACCCTGAGGTCGGCAGCTTTTGATGCTGCGACCACCTGGTACAGGAACACGAACAGGGTCAGTATTGCTGCTATGCCTTTCATTTCTCCTCCTTGTTCATATGGATTCGGCCGATTGCCTGATAGAGGTCATGGAGAGCGTCACAGGCTTTTTCGGCGAGCAGCCAAAGTTCTGGTCTGTGTTCTACGGCTTCGTGCTGCAAAATCTCTTCGTCCACGCTTCTAGCGAGGAACGATGTCATATGCAGGACCTCGTGCAGGTTGTAATCGTCATTTGTCAGATTTGACATTTGGGGCTTCCATTGCACGTTGATTCCAGGCCCCGATAAGCTTGTGGCGCTGTTCAGCATTGAACTGTAATGCCGAGTCCCAAGGATTGCATGTTCTTGGTGCTCCTTCGAGCCCCCAGATGAACATTCCCATGAGCGAGGCGAAGATGAAGATTGAGAATGCGGCGAGTTTCAGAATGGTCATCGGCTGCTCTCCCATGTCTTTCGCAATTCCGAGTAGCGTTTCTGAGTGATCACGATATCGTATTTTTGGAGCAGTTTTTGAGTTGTTCTTGCGGCTACGCACCATTTGCGCGTGCCCAGTTCCGACGCGATCCATTCACAAAAATCATTCATATCATTCCTCCCATTCCATTCCGCGGACAATCCACTGAATGTCCATTCCGTTTTGGGCTCCCGCAACTCCGATTGGAGCATCCTCGGCCGATCCCTTGTGCCCGGCTGGAGGGAGACTATGAGGTCGTCTCCAATTTCTACAATATGACACATGACCAACCAGATAGCAATTGACAAAGTCGTCTGTCTCGATCAATTCTTTTGTAACAATCCGTAACAAAGAGTGATTAAAGCCAAGCTCATGCAGAAACTGAAGCCTTACAGACTGTCGACCGATGCCATACCTGAGCGACATGCTTCACAGCAAGCCGAGGATCTGCTCCGCCGTATCGAGAGATATCTGGTCAAACACAATATGGCAGACAGCTCATTCGGCATGTTCTCATGCCATAACTCTCATGTTGTCAGTCGCTTACGAGAAGGTGGAGACATCAAGACAGGAACTGCCGTCAAGATTGAGCTATTCCTGAAACAGGACAGGCAATAGTCCACTAAAAAGGTAGACTAATGGAAACCGACAGGGAACGAATTAGAACAGGTTGGGAACATTGGGACTTCAGGCCTGAGGGTGATTGCTGGAGAAGAGACCATGATGGAGTGACGCTGAGAAAGGCCAATCGGTTGATCAAGTGAAGAGCTGGAGTGATCAAGTGATGACAAGTGAGGCGAAACAGGCCCTCGAGCTGTTGCTCGTAATCTGGCCGTTGGTGCTGACGATTCTGGCACTGACGATGTGTTCGGCATAATGGCCATCGTGGCCGATTTGGCTGTGGAAGAAGCTGGGTTTGGCTATAGAAAGAGCTGGGCTAAAGAGCTGGGGTTGGGCTCTCACTTCCCGTACGCATCCGCCCCTCTATGAACCGCACAGCATAAGCCTGCCACCTAAGCATGGGGGATAGGTGCAAGGGTGCGTACTAGGATGTGATGTGGATAACATATGAGTAGTTCAATGAATTCAATATGATACAGCACGACATTGGCAGACCACCTCTCTGCCAGGCAGCACATCGATCGCTCAAAAAACGAAAACGCGATTCACTTTCGCGAGTGGGACTCCAAGAACCTCGATCTGCACCAATTTTAGTTTTGGATTTTCTCTATAGCAGAGCTACAGTCTTAGTTATCCCCGTAATTCACAGGTAATGAATATTTACGAAAAGACGCGCTTATGGAAGTTTCTCTCTAGGGAGCAGCACCGGTAGGGAGTTCTTGGGAGGTTTGGGAGTTGAGGTTGGTTGATGTTCAGCTTCTTCTTCAGCACCGACCCTGAAGAAAACAGAACGGCAGATGACAAGTCCCCCAGAAGCCCATGAGCCAAGAAAAAGAAGGCGCCGAGAGTACTCCGGAGAGGGCTTGGCCTGTGCTGATGGCTGCAAAAATAGTTGCACTTATCCACTGAAATCTTGTCAAGAAATTTACAAGCCTTTGTAAAGAAATTTACAAGATTTACTGGGGTAACAGTCCATTTGGGTCATGCCAGAGGCAGATATTTACGAAATATTCAGGAAAAGGAGGGATCGGCATGTTGTTTAGAAGGTGGAAGGAGCTTTTGGAGGCTCAGAAGGATGCCGTATCGGCAATTGACAGGCTCATGAAGCAGGTTGCTAGAGCGAGGCTTTATGACAGGATCATGGAGACGCATCAGACCTTGGATGCGCTGTATTCTCAGAAGAAATGGTGTCCAAAGGACAAGCTGGAGGCTGCCAGGAAGGATAGAGATCAGGCATATGCCGATCTGATCGAATTTGACCTGGAATCCCGGCATGTTCCAAAGCTCATAGGTCCTCCCAGTCCGACGAATGATTGGAGGAGCAGTTGAGTGCCCGTGACGAGCGTGACAAGGGAATTGACAGGGTCCTACGGCGGGAATTCCAGCAGCGCTATATCGCCTGGGTCGAAAGCCATATCCAGCCTGGTTGGGAGGGGACCGGGGCCGACATCCGGCTGAGAATGGAGATCGGTGGCGCGTTCATTCCTCCGCATCATCACAATGCCTGGGGGGCGAATTTCGGGACGTTGATCGGGTACAAATGGTTCGCAGATACCGGCCGTACCGAGAACAACATCGCCAGGGCGAGTCATGCCCGTCGCAATCCTGTGTGGAGAAAGACCCATGAGTACAGGAGGGGGAAGCAGAAATGAAGAAGGTTGACAGCCAGGTTCGGATTCAGCTGGCTGATCTCAAGGACTTGATAAGAGATGAGATTTATGGGGCCAGCATTGAAATCGGAGCCGATTGCTCGTTGATTGCAATCGCAAAGAAGGACATTAAAAAACTGGTCAGGCGCATCGCAAACAGAGCAATTGTGGGACATTGATATGCATTGGAGCAAAGAGACGTTTGATCTTATGACAAGCTTTGGCTTGAACATCAGGCAGGTTGCACAGCTGGCAGCGTCGATTGAGACTGATCAGCACATTGACAGTCCGCAGGATCTTCAGAAGGAAGTCATTGAAGCTCATGGGAATCTGACGCCAGGGTTCAAGGAATGGTGGCAGATGTATCCACACAAGATTGGAAAAGCGGCGGCTGCAGGCGCCTACAAGGCTGCTTTTACACGGTCTTCGCGGGAACAGTTGATTGAAGGGCTTAAGCGTTACATCAAGCAGAAGCCGAAAGACCATCCGTGGTGCAATCCAGCAACCTGGCTTCAGCAGGATAGATGGCTTGACCAGCCAGCTCCAGCTCATGTCTATAATGGCAAGGTTGTAGGCTTTTGTGGGCCAAAGATGGCCGAAACTCCTGAAGGAACAGCAGCCTTGCTGCAGTGGAAGGCCAAGCAGCTGGAAAAGGAGGCTGCGCACCCGAATCCTCTGACAAGAGATGAAGGCAAGGACAAATTCTACTCTCTGGCAGATGTCTTGAAGGTGCGCGACAAGGTGTTCAGTGAGATTGCCAAAAAGCCCGAACCTGACGATGCCGCATGAAGATTGCCGAACTTGAACTGAACAAGCGCAAGACGGTACGTTGGGGGACACATTACGACACGTCGGGGAATGTGATCAGGACTGTTTTCTATGAGGGAGGTCCGATGTTCGAGTCTACCTATAGCTGCACCAAGCGCCATCTTACTCGCAAGGAGGCGCTGGCTGTCGACGGCGTGATCACAAAGTCGTACAATCCAAAGCTTGTCATTATTGTCTGGGATTCGAAGGATCAGCAGGTAGGCACGCTCGATCCGAACCGGAAATGGGTGAAGGCGCTCGTGCGGATGAATGAAGGACCGCCAAGTTCTTCAGAATATTACGATTCACATGATGAGATTGATCGAATCGATGACTGATTGGCTTTTGAGGATGCAAGAAGAACATGCCGACTAGTGCTGCACAATACAGAGCGAAAGTCGCCAACGGCAAGAAGGGCGGCCGTCCTCGCATCCTTCCTGAAGGTGAAAGGCGTCCTCCTGGAGTCAAGCCAGGCTTCATGTACAAAGAGAACGTGACGCTTAAGCAGAAGGCCCTCAAATACTCGGAGGAGGCTCTGCGGACGCTCGTGTGGCTCATGCGCTATTCCGAGAATCCTACCGTCAAGCTGGCAGCTACTGACAAGATTCTCGACCGTGCTCATGGCCGTGTGCCGCTGTCGCTTGAACATGACGGTAAAGGAGGTGGAGCAATTACGCTCCTGGTTGTCACCGGGGTTCCAGAGCCGGACGAACCTGACGTTCCAATCGAGCACGACGAGCTGGAGTTTCAGCGGGGCACACTGTCACGCTCACCAGAACTTCCAGATATGGCACAAGGCAGTCTTTCATTGGAGGAGATCGAATGAGACCTGAATCCAAAGAGCAGTTGCGAGAAGAGCTGCTTGTTCTTCTGGACAAGCTGAGACTTATATTCCTGGACTGGGATTGGGAAATCGATGGTATCAAGAACGATATTGAGACTCTATCCGAAGCACAGGACAAGATATGGTGTGACGTGGAGGCTCTCAAGAACCCTGATGGAGACATAGCGAGGGCAATGGCACATGATGGAGAGGATACAGCTGTCACACACGATGAGTGACACTCTAGTGTCAGTGTTCCTGATGGACAGTCCTGCTCTGGTGGGAGCTTGTGTGTTCGTACTGTTGTGGGGCAGATATGTACGATGAGCCACTGTACTGGTTCTTGCTGCTTGTGGCACTGATAGTGTTCATAAACAGTACATGAGGAGGAGATGGTCATGTGGAAGACGAAGTGTGTTCATATTCATACCGATCTGACGGATTTGGATCTCAAACGCAAGATCGATCAGCACTGCATTGATGGCTGGGAGCCATGGTCTGCAACAAGTGGCGGAAACACATGGATCGTGCTGTTCAAGCGGAGGGAATACCCAGGAATTGAGCCAACCGATAGTACTTGATTACACTCCACGCCCGCAGTTCATCCCGTTCCACAAGAGACGGCAACGCTGGTCCTGCATGATCTGTCACCGCCGTGCCGGCAAGACTACGGCATGTCTGATGGACATGCTGCGCAGCGCCACGAAGATCTCAGGAGGAAGATTTGCTTATATCGCACCCCTTCGAAATCAGGCTAAGACAGTCGCTTGGGACATGCTCAAGGGATTTGCCCGTCCGGTACTTAAAGGCGGACCAAACGAGGCGGAACTACGTGTTGACCTTCTCAACGGAAGCAGGATTACGCTGTTCGGAGCTGATAATCCTGACGCCCTCAGAGGCCAGGCATTTGATGGAGTCGTGCTCGACGAATACGCAGATATGCCGCCTTCCCTTTTCTCCGTCATTATTCGTCCGGCGCTTACCGACCGACGTGGCTTCTGTGTCGTTGTCGGAACTGTGAAAGGACGTAACCAGCTCTGGCAGACTTATGAGGTAGCAAAGAGCGATCCTCAAAATTGGCACACAGCCTACCTGAGAGCCTCGGAAACACACCTCATTGACGAACAGGAACTGTCAGATGCACGAAGACAAATGGCGCCAGAGCAGTACGATTCCGAATTTGAGTGTGACCCCTATGCCGCCATCCTCGGAGCCTACTACGGCAAGGATATGTCGGACGCCGAACGGGAATGTCGTGTTGGTATCGTGCCATACCAGTCCGGTGTTCCCGTCCATACTGCCTGGGATCTTGGAATGGGTGATTCAACAGCCATCTGGTGCTGGCAACCAGTAGGGAAGGAAATCCATGTCATCGATTATTACGAGAGCCATGGCAACCGTCTTGCTCACTATGTTTCTGAGCTTGGAACGCGCAGCTATGCTTGGGGTACGGATTTTGTACCGCATGATGCGCACGTCCGAGAGCTCGACACAGGAAAGACACGTGTCGAGACGCTGGCGGCGCTTGGTAGAAAGCCTCACACGATACCGCAGCACAAGGTGATCGACGGAATCAACGCCGCACGGCTGATATTTCCGAACTGCTGGTTTGACGAGGTGCGCTGCAAGGATGGCCTCGAGGCTCTGCGCCAGTACCGTACCGAATACGACGAGAAGCTCAGAGTGTTCAAGGAGACGCCCAAGCACGACTGGGCCAGCCACCCGGCAGATGCGTTCCGCTACATGGCCATGGCCTACCGTGAGATGAGAGCCGAGGAACCCAGGCCTGAACCGCAGGGGATATTCATTCCTCTGGAGGATATGGATTACGACGAGTACGAGAAATACGGCAGAGGCAGCAAAAAGGAGCGGGCATGACTGTGGCAGAACGGGAAGAGAAGATTCAATTCGTTACGAAGCGGCTTGAGGAAGCAGCAAGGGATTGCAATGACCTGGTGAAGACTCGTCCTGATGTATGGTGGCGGACTGATTTTCTTCGGCAGCTGGCTTGTGCTGCAATCCTGGCTGTCATGGATTTTGAGAACAAGGAGCGGGTATGAAGTGGCAGCCAGTTGGAACAGTACTAAACAGTGATAAATATGTGCTGATATGTACGGCAGCAAATCAGATTCATGTGGCATTCTTTGATAAGGATGTCGGGAGATGGCAACCAGAGTTCTTCGAGGGGAATTCAGACGATCTTCCACGAGACGTAACGCACTGGATGCCGCTTCCTGATCCTCCAGAGAAGGAATCGAAGTGATCATAGGCCATGACCTGATATTCTACGCAGCGATTTGTTCGGTAATCGCGCTTGTCATATTTTTCATATCAGGGAATGGCCCGAATGACTGACGCCCATGCCATAGCCATCGTGTTCGGGTTCATGATGACCCTGTTTCTTCTCGCGGCAACACATAAATAGGCCATGAAATACTCCGAATGGACATGGTACGAGATTGCAATCGGCATTGCCCTATCCATTTGGATTTTCTACGTCTTGTGGTACCGTCCTGAACTTTCACCATGCGTTGATGCGGCAAGTTGCGCGTGATCAGGAAGGCGGCAGGGGTGAGCAACGTGGACAATAGGAATGGCGGCAGCACGCCACGTCCTGACCCGACAATTCTCACGACGACACAGCTGCTCAGGGAGGTTGATGCCCTGCGTACTCTTGTACGAGGCTGGGTGGATGCGCTCCAGGTTCTGATGGAATCTCAAATCAAAGGGGCGGTCGAGAATATCGTAACCAGGCTTAATGGTAACGACACAGCCTTGGTCGCTGCCCTGCAGGCCCAGAAAGAAGCTGCTGCCAAGCAGACCGAGAACTTCACGGCCATCCTGAACGAGAGCAAGCTGGGCGTCGCCAAACAGGTCGATGCCATGAACGAGAAGATCGATGACCTCAAGGAGCGCTTGTCAGAGCAGGGAGGTAAATCATCAGGAATAAGCTCTACTGTGACAATGGTAATAGCGATCACTGCTGCCATGGCTTCGGTCATCGCTGTCGTATTGAGCTTTTCAAGGGAGACTCCGGTGGTCAGAAGCCTGACATCAATGGCTTCCTACCTGTTCAATCAATGACTTTGGCAATTCAGACAGCCATGATATTGTTCGCGGTCCTTGTGGCAATGCTTGTGCCTCTTATCATCACATATGTGCAGCTCCAATGAAGACCACCGTCCAGAAATGGCTCGACCGCCTCGAACAGGCCGAAAAAGCCAAAGGCATGGAGGAATGGAACCAGCGGTGCAAGGTCATCAAGAGAAAGTATCTGTATGAAGGCTCGCAAAGCGTCCGCACGCGCAAATACCAGCTCCTCTGGTCGAACCAGGAGCAGCTCAGGAGTGCGATCTATTCCAAATCCCCAAAAGGCGTCGTCAACCGCCGCTACTACGACCCTGACCCCGTGGCAAGAACGGCTAGCCAGATTCTTGAGCGATCCATTAATTTTTCCCTCGATACTGGAGATTACCACACGACCTTCAAGCGGGTACGTGACGATTTCCTTCTCTACGGGAGGGGAATTGCCCGCGTCTACTACGAGCCGACCTACAACACGTCGAACGACGAAACGGAAGACATAGCCAATGCAGAAAATGTCCCGGGAGACAAAGCTGAGGGTGATGGACATTCTGTTGAAGTCGGCAGCGGGGGAGGGTCTGAGTACTCAGGAAGTCCAGGACCTGCAGCGGGAGCGCGACTGCTTGGCAATAGACCAGATGACGATCACATCGGAGCCCAGCCAGACCTCGAGTTCGAAAACGTCAGAATCAGATTTGTTCACAGGCAGGACTTCCTCCACGAGCCTTCCAGAATCTGGGAGGAAGTAGGCTGGGTCGCCTTCCGGGCGTTCATGACGAAGAAGGAGCTTGCCAAGCGGTTCAAGGATGCTGGAGAGGATGTCATTGAACAGCTCCAACCAGGCAATGAAAGGGATGAAGCGTCGTCGGAAGATTCAGCGGAGTATTCAGACAGGGAGCTTTCTGACGAGAAGGTGGCCATCTGGGAATGCTGGGACAAGAAGGAGAACAAGGTTTGCTGGATCGCCAAGGGGTGCAGTGATGTGCTGGAAGAGGGGCCGGCTTATCTTGAACTTGACGGATTTTTCCCTTGTCCAGCTCCGGCGTTCGGAACGCTTACGAATGACAGTCTTATCCCGGTCCCAGACTATGTATTTTACCAGGATCAGGCTGACGAGATTGATCAGCTCACTGCTCGTATCGGGGCTCTTGGCGATGCGCTGAAGCTTGTCGGGTTCTATCCAGGTGGCCCGTCAGGAGAAGGCACTCCTGAGATCGAGCGGGCGTTCACGTCTGGGTTCGAGAACCGCATGATCGCCGTCCAGTCCTGGGCGGCATTCAAGGATTCAGGGGGCGGCTCTGCGCCGGTCATTTTCCTGCCTGTCGATCAGGTCGCCAAGATCATCGAGGCATGCGTCAAGCTCCGTCAGCAAATTGTTGAAGACGTCTACCAGATTGTCGGCATCTCTGACATTATGCGGGGAGCAACGGATCCAAACGAGACGGCGCAAGCGCAACAGATGAAGGCGCAGTTCGGTGGCGTGCGCATGAGAGACAGGCAGGCAGAACTCGCTCGTTTTTGCGCTGATGTCTGCAAGCTCACTGGCCAGATCATTGCGGTTCATTGCTCTTCCCAGACAATTCAGAAGATGACCAATATCGACCTGCCGTCAAAGGCGCAGATCCAGCAGATCATCATGCAGCAGATGATGCAATACCGCCAGCAGATAGCGCCGATGGTGCAGCAGTACCAGCAGCAGGTGACGTCAGCTCAGCAGAACCAGGGCCAGCAGCAGCAAGGTCAGCCCCAGATTAACAGCAACCAGCCGCCACAGCCAGGTGCTGGCATCCCAGCTCCTCCACAAATTCCGCCTCCTCCACAGTTCAAGCCGCCTCCGACAGAGGAGGATGTGTTCGGTCTGCTGAAGGATAACGTCCTGCGCCTGTTCAGGATAGATGTCGAGGCTGAAAGCACGGTATCTGCAGATGAATCCAAGGAGAAACAGGATCGTACCAGCCTTATTGAAGCGGCTACGAAGTTCATGCAGGGCTGGGGCCCGATGGTCCAGCAGCAGCCAATGCTCGCACCGCTTGCCGGGAAGCTGCTGGAGTTCGGCGTACGTGCGTTCCGTGTCGGCCGCGAACTTGAAGAGATCATCGAAGAGACTGTCGAGAAGTTCAATGATCAGGCCCAGCAGGGCGGCGCTCAGAAGCCTGATCCGAAGGCTCAGGCGGAAATGATCAAGCTCCAGGGCTTGCAGGTAAAGGCGGCTGCAGAAATCCAGAAGGCGCAGATTGAAGCTCAGAAGGCGCAGTTCGACGCTCAGGCCAAGATGATGCAGATTCAGGCCAAAGCTCAGGCCGACGAGCGCAAGACCATGATGGACGTCCAGAAGAGCCAGACCGACCATCAGAACAAGGTTGTGCAGATCGGTGCCCAGGCTCTTGCGGATCATCACGCACGCCAGCATGAGGTTGGAATGCAGCAGGCCCAGGCTGGCCACCAGGCAGCTCTCGACCATCACGCAAGAGCACATCAGGCATCGATTGATGAGCAGCAGTCGAAGCAGCAAATGAAGCAGCAGGCAGCTCAGGGGGACGACAATGGCTAGTGGACCTACGCTCGCAAGCGCATTGGCCGGCACGCAAGCCAATCTGGCTGCACAGCCACAATTGCCAAGACCAACGTCTCAGCCATATCCTGGAGCGATACCATTGTGGGGCAATTATCAGCCAGGAATGTCAATTGGGGCGATGGCACCGGCCAGCACACCGTATCAGGCACCTGCCTTGACGTCTCAGCCGCACCCTGGTGCCACTCCGATGATGGGTGGTAGCTACAATCCTGGTCTGGATGCTGCGTTGAACAGTACAATGGCGAATATTGCTGCTCAGCCAGTGATTCCAAGACCGACATCCCAGCCAATTCCTGGTGGTTCTGCCCCGATGCTTGGAAATTATCAGCCATCTTCCGGGCTTGGAGGTCTGTTCGGAATGAACAATCCATGAAAATCGCCTTCGTGGCTACAGCATTGATATGGCTGGCAATCACGCTGGCCGTCATCTGGTGGATCGAGCATGACTGAGATTACAATAGCCAATCTGCTGTTCGGTGGATTTGCAATGTTGACTCCTTCCGGAATCTCCAATCCTTACAGCTTGGCCAGCATGGAGCCGGCTGTTTTTCATTGGACGCCAGGATATGGCGATTTCCCTGGTGCGATGTGGAAATCGTATGTGGTGCTGCCACGATGACAGACTGGCTGCGCTACTCGATCATTCCGACGTTGATGATTCTCCTGTTCGGGATTTTCATCATGGTGCTCACGGCCAGAGCCTGCATCATAGGCGCTCCCTCAGGTGGCCAGGCTCCCGTGATCGACAGCAACAAGATCAGCCATGTCGTTATCGTGATGGAGGAGAATCAGGCCTACAGCTCTGTCTATCCTCAGCCGTCTCTTCCGTATTTCAACAGTCTTGCAAACACTGGTGGTCTTGCGACGTTCTACTATGGCAATGTCCATCCTTCGATGGGCAATTATTTCTGGCTGACGGCAGGCCAGCTGATCAGCAGCAGTGATGCCTACGATCCAGGTGCTGGCGGCAACACATCAGACAACGTCGTCCGCCGTCTTCTTCTCAACGGCAAGACCTGGAAGGAATATTGTGAGAATCGCCCCTCAGTCGGGTATATCGGTAACGATGTCTACCCATTCATCCAGCATCACTGCCCGCTTGGATACTTTTCGGATGTTCGCGGGAGTGGTGCCCAGCTCAACAATCTTGTTGGTTTCCCACAATTCACGACCGACCTCAACGCTAACAATCTACCATCCTATTCCTTCATCGCCCCAAACCAGCTCAACAATGCCCACGATGGCTCATTGGCAACTGCCGACGCCTGGCTGACCACCAACATCAAGCCGCTAGTTGACAACCAGCTCGTGATGCAGAACACGATCCTCATGGTCCTGTTCGACGAGTCCGTCTCTGGCGATACGGTCAATGGTGGCGGTCACATCTACTGGTCTGTGACCGGTCCTCAGGTGAACCCAGGCTACCAGTCGATCTTCAACTTCTATCCTCAGCAGAGCACGCTGCGGGAAGCTCTCGAAGCTCTCGGGATTCCGTTCAATGTAGGCGGGGCCGCTACAGCCCCCAGCATGGCCGAGTTCTTCAACAGCAATTTCGCGGCTACCGGTGCCGAGGGTGTGGCGTTCAACTACAAGATCACAGGTACGAACACCCCCACCAGCTTCAATGCCACGAGCCTTCCAGGTGGCCTCTCCGTCAATACTTCCAGCGGCCTGATCTCAGGCACTCCATCAGTAGGCTCGGCTGGCCTGTACAGCGTGCAGATGAGCGCCACCAACGGGTTTGGAACAGGTCTTCAGGCATTGGCTCTGACGATCGGTGGCGGCAGCCTGGCACCAGGATTCTATGTAGCCACCACCGGGAACGACTCGAATGCAGGCACGCTCAACTCGCCGTTCGCAACCCTCACACGTTGCCAGACAGCCATGCAGGCAAGCGGAACGAACAAGACCTGCTACGTCCGTAGCGGTTCATACACTCCTGCGGTTATCACCAATTGTGACGGAGGCTCGAACACATGCCTTCTGGACTTGCAGCATGCAGCAGATGGCGTCACATACCAGTACTATCCTCCTGACGGTTACAACAGTGCCAACATCACAGGTGGTTCAAACGCTGTCGGCAATGGTGCTTACACTTGCGTAGCAGTACATGCTCACAATGTCACATTCAACGGCATTCATATCCATAATTGCCAATACGCCATCTTTCGAACAACCGGTGGCTCGATTGATAGTCTTCTAGTAAGAAACAGCGAACTGGACAACACTTTCATAGGCCTTCAGGCATTCAGTTCTGGTGCTGTGTCCTGTTCCGGATGCAGTAACGCAATGGTATCCCACAATTACATTCACGACATGGGGACTACTGCCGTATCGTTCGCCAATGTGAACGGTACAGTTACCAATATGACTGTGGACGGAAATTACATTCAGACTACCTGCAAGGCCATTTCTGATTGT